CGCCGATCACAGTGACCTGCACCGCACGCGCGCCCGCCGGTTTTGTCCACGTCCCGTTCGAGGTAAAAATCTGAATGTTTGTCGGCGTTGCGCTGCCTCCGGACGCGGGTTGCGTTGTCGCGCTCGTGATCCGGCCCGCCGCGTCAATTGTGAGCGCCGGGATCTGCGCGCTGCTACCGTATGTTCCGGGAGTCACCCCGGTGTCTTTCATCAGGTCGCTGCCGACTTTTGTAATTTGTTGGGGCATAAACTATTGAGGAGCTTGAGGCCACACTACCGGGTCACGCGGGTCCGCAAGCGTGCCGGGTAAATCTCGCAAAGCTTGACGATACGCGCCCCACGCGGCTTTGTCTGCCGTCGAGTCGGGCAGTTGTGTCCAGTCGCAAGCCAATAGTCTCGAGTTGCGATCGTTTCGGATTTTGTGCAGAGCAATAACTTTGTCAGCAGCGATGTTGGCATCTGTCTTGTCTACAATCTTGACAACAAACACTTTACCGTCTTGTATAACTGGATCGCACCCGGCTAGTTTTTTCGTCCGAGTATCGTGCTCCAGTTCTGTGATCACGGGCAAAAAGCCGCGCTCCTCCAACTGCTCTGGAAGCGGCGGATTGCAAAACCCGCCAAACTCGTAGTGGTCTCCAATTTTGGCAATGATGCCGTTTTCTATTTTTGCAAGAAACATAAACTAGAAATTTGGGTATGCACTTAAAGGAGGAGTAAAATTTGCATAGGCATACCTTTGAACATTTGATGTGCAACGAAAATCATCAATATATACAGGCTGATAATTGTTTGAGGAGTAAAATATAAGCTTATTCCCGTCGGTAGAATTAACGTCATAAAAAGTTCCAAACACTCCATTGATCCAAAAAACAGTGGTTTGATATCCAGTTCTAAATGCAATGTGTGTCCATTGATTTAATGGAATTGCACTGTTTCCACTAGCTGTTTCAGTGCCTGCAATGTTGGTCCATTGCGGGATGCGATTGTTTGTAATCTTAAACTTGTACCCAACATTTAAATCATCATTTGAAATAAAGAAAACATCTTGATCTTGTTGTATGGACGAAATGTAGATCCAAAATTCAAACGTGATGTTTAGTATAGTGTTGACACTAAACGGATTTCCACTATTTGGAGTGTACGTAAGGCGATTGTTTCCTTGTGGCAACAATAAAGACCCTGAGCCAAATTTAACAATTGAGGTGTTTATTGATGGAGATCCAGTTGTTAAAAATGAATTTGCATTTTTATAATCAGCAAAAGAATCGTCAAAATGCAAAAGCAAGTTTACATTTGAAAAATACGGGTCTCCAAAAGCACTAAATGAATTTAACTGTCCAAGCGTAGTATATGTGTTATTTGCTGTTTTTCTAATGTTAAAACTCCATGAAGATATTGATCCTGCAACTGGTGTTGGAATTGTGTTTGTTGAGTTATTCCATGCAACAGGCTGTAAAGCGTCGTCAATATAAACCCCGTTTAGTTGGCGGGCTGTGCTTCCGTTTTGCACAGCAAGATTAACTGTAATTCCTTGAGTGGTGCTTAAAAGCGAATTTAAAGTAGAAGATTCGCTCCCTCTTAAAAATAAAAAGTAATTTCCAGAGGCAGGCAAAGTATAAAACAAATTCTTTTGAGAAAGAACGTCAAAATAGACAAAGCTGGGGGCTCCAGAATTAACAAGTGTGACCGTGTCGTAAATGCTGCCGCTGGAAGCGGGAGAAGCAGTACTTGCAAGCGTCAAACGACCCAGCGCATCAACCGTTAGCACCGGTATAGCCGCACTGCTGCCATACGTCCCCGGCGTGACCCCGCTTGCAGGAAGCTGAGACGTGGTGATTGCGGGGATCTGCGAAGTGGCTAGTACCCCAGTAATCTGAGCCGAAGAAATGGCAATTAGCGAGCTTGTCGCTCCGGTCAGTTGCCCAAACTGGTTAACCGTAAAAGCTCCGACCGAATTCTCGCTTCCGTAAGTTCCTGCGGTGACGCCGGTTAAAGAAACGCCCGGTCCAGTTGCCCCGCTTGCGCCCACCTCACCTTGGATTCCTTGAGGCCCTTGAATGCCTTGAATGCCCTGTGATCCCGTAGCTCCGGTTGGTCCGGGCACGGTTGAAGGTTCGCCGGAAGGGCCTTGAGCCCCAACAGGGCCCGTGGCTCCACTTGAACCCACCTCGCCTTGAATTCCCTGAGGCCCTTGAATGCCTTGAATTCCCTGAATGCCTTGCGGTCCCGTAGCGCCAACCGGCCCTGCGTCTCCCTGAATGCCTTGCGGTCCCGTAGCGCCAACCGGCCCTGCGTCTCCTTGAATACCTTGAGTTCCCTGTGGCCCCGTCGCACCAACAGCTCCAGCTTGCCCTTGAATGCCTTGAATGCCCTGCGCGCCCTGAGCCCCGGTGGCCCCTGCCTGTCCACGCACGACACGCACTGTAATAAGTGCCCCGACGGCAGGCGCGGTTGCAAATGTAATTGTTCCGCCGTTATCAGCGGTAATTGTGTACGCGCCATCTGTTGCGCCCGGATGCTGGATCGTGCCGTCAATGGTGACTAGGTACGACGCCGCCTCGGTGCCAAGGTAGCCGTTGATCGGGCTAAACTGTGTCGCCCCACTCCCGGCAAACTCGGTCAACACGCCAATTCCCGCTGCCCCCGGGCCCGTGGCTCCAATTGGGCCTTGCGGTCCAGTTGCCCCGCTTGGTCCGGGCACGGTCGAAGGTTCGCCCGCAGGGCCTTGAGCCCCAACAGGGCCGGTCGCCCCGCTTGCGCCCACCTCACCTTGGATTCCTTGAGGCCCTTGAATGCCTTGCGCCCCAGCGGGGCCCGTGGCCCCGCTTGGTCCTAGCTGCCCATAAAGCACTTGCGCAGCAGTTAAAATCACACTCGGGATTGCCGGTGCAGGTGCAGAGGCCGCTGCGTACTCAAGAGTGACCGCCGTATCGGTGGTCTGCCAATGAAGTTCAAGGTAATCGTTTGCTGCAAGCTTGAGGACGTAATTAACCGTGCCAATCTGCCGCCCCGGCGCACCCCCGTGACTTTCTGTGATGCTCCACCGGGAGTCTGTGTCAGGGACGGTTGTGCCATTTTTTGAAAGCCAAATGCTGGCGTCGTGGATTTGATTGCTGCTGTTGTTCCACTGAACGCTGAAAGTGATCGAATAAACGCCAGCGACAGCAAACGTAACGCGGCTACCCGACACAATAGACACGCCCGCAGAATTAGGATCAGTGTTGTTGTAACTGATCGGGTATCCCGTGTTGATCGCCGCTGCGCTTTGATTGATTGTGCTCCAAAAAGATCCCCAGAAAGCGTCGGTTGAACTAATGCCCGCAGGGCCTTGAGCCCCAACAGGGCCGGTCGCGCCAGTTGCACCAGAAGGTCCGGCCTCACCAACTGGGCCAATCGGGCCCGTAGCGCCAGTCGCGCCAGAAGGTCCGGCCTCACCAACTGGGCCAACAGGGCCGGTCGCGCCAGTCGCGCCAGAAGGTCCGGCCTCACCAACTGGGCCAACAGGGCCGGTCGCGCCAGTTGCACCAGAGGGTCCGGTCTCGCCAATCGGGCCAACAGGGCCTGTAGCGCCAGTCGCACCAGAAGGTCCGGCCTCACCAACTGAGCCAACAGGGCCGGTCGCGCCAGTCGCGCCAGAGGGTCCGGTCTCGCCAATCGGGCCAACAGGGCCCGTAGCGCCAGTCGCACCAACGCCAGTTGCGCCAGTCGCGCCAGAAGGTCCGGTCTCACCAACTGAGCCAACAGGGCCGGTCGCGCCAGTCGCGCCAGAAGGTCCGGCCTCACCAACTGAGCCAACAGGGCCGGTCGCGCCAGTCGCGCCAGAAGGTCCGGTCTCGCCAATCGGGCCAACAGGGCCCGTAGCGCCAGTCGCGCCAGAAGGTCCGGCCTCACCAACTGGGCCAACAGGGCCGGTCGCGCCAGTCGCGCCAGAGGGTCCGGTCTCGCCAATCGGGCCAACAGGGCCCGTAGCGCCAGTCGCACCAACGCCAGTTGCGCCAGTCGCGCCAGAAGGTCCGGTCTCGCCAATCAGGCCAATCGGGCCCGTAGCGCCAGTTGCGCCAGCTCCGGACGGGCCAGTCGCGCCAGAAGGTCCGGCCTCACCAACTGGGCCAATCGGGCCCGTAGCGCCAGTCGCACCTTGTGCCCCAGCCGGGCCAACGGGCCCAACTGCCCCGCCGTTAGAACCGGGAACTCCCGTCAAAAGTTCTACAACAACAGTGTTTAAAGAATTGAAATCGGTCATGCTAAATAAATTAAATTTTTAAATTTGTTTTTAATTTTTCAGCACTGTTTAGGGCGTTGGGATTACTGCGGTAACTGACCCTCTTACAGTTATTTTGTTAACAAGAAAACAAATAATTCTACCGTCTGGAGTGCGAGCAAACAAATCTGAATACACAATGTTTTCTGTGATTGCTCTTGTAGCTGTCCCAGAAAGAAAAACTCGCAACGTAATGCCGTCAGGCAATATTTCCGTTTCAAACTGCCCTACCAATTCTTGGTCGGCATTGCGTATTTCTGAGGCAAAAATCCAATCAGAAATATCTTGGTATGAACAATTTATCTTTAAACGAAACCCATACGCAAAATCAGCTCCTCGTGTTAAAGCAAAATTGTAAATGCTTGGGGCTGCCATTTCTGCAATTTAAAAAAAGCCAACATCCAAAGCAATCAAAATTAAAACGCCTGAAGCGTGTCTCGGTATTTAATTGCTTTGTATGTAATATTAATATTTTCGACTGATTGCGGTGTCGCAAAAAGTTGATGCGTGTAGACTTGCTCGTTTTCTGCGCCTAAAATCTGGAACAACCCGCACGGCGTGCCTGCGGGACTTGTAGCTTCCCACTGGTCTGCTAGCGCGGTCGCTGCCGTCTGCCACAGCGTTTGCAGCCCGGAAACGTCAACCGCTTCTGAAGGCGCAAAAGGGTCTTCCGGATTAGCGGGCAGCGTTGTGTAGGTAGCGTAGGGGCTTTGAAACGCCCACGCTCGCGTGTTGTCGGGCCCCAACGGAAGGTCCCCCGGAACCTGATAGGCGACGGTAGATCCGTCGTTGGCAAAAACCTCCCCGAACTCAATTGAATGCCCCACTAAACCAATCTCCGGGTCGTAAAGTCGCCCCGAAAGAATTTGGCCCTCTAGGACATGCATTCGCGGCGAGTAGTAAGGAGCGCAGCCGAATTTTAACTGCGCGATGCAGTCATCCGGGGTGAACCCAATCGCGACAGGATGGACGGCGACGCTGAGCTTTCCCTCCCCTTCGATTGATGTTTGCCCGTCGTCGATCATCCATCCGCTGACGGTGTGCTCAAGTTGCGACCAGTACCCGCTGACAAAATTAGGGTCTCCAAACTCGTCGATAAAACTCGGCAACGGTCCCGACAGGTGCAGCGCCAAATCGGCATTTCCAAATGCGGGAATTAACGTCGATTCTCCGCCGCCAACCGTCGCAAGTTTTCCGCCAGCAAACCCAAGGCCGTAGATTTTGTCAATGCTGTACACCGCAGCTTCTTCCGCGCCAAACATCCCCGCAGACGCGCGCCGCCTGCACCAGTCGCTAATGTTGTTCCGAAATTGTTGCAACGATCCGTACCGCAACGCAAAAGCCTCAAGCTCTTCCTCCGCCCGGATCCACCGCGCAAACGCATCAATCTCTGCAAGAAGGCCGTTGGTCGCAAACCGATCCGCCCACACTTGATCAGCGGTTTCGAGATCTGCTTTTGCCTCTTCCATTCGGTCAATCTGCGCCGCTTTCCTTAGTTGCGCTTGCGACTGCAAGATAACTAATGCCGCTTGCTGCCGTTGAATTTCTTCTAGCCGATCTCCAGTGGCTGTTGCCGCCTGCGCGGCCAATCGGGCCGACCACGCGCTAAACATGTTGGTGATCACCGTGGAGAGTTCCGCTTTTGCAGTTTCGTAATCCTCCGGCGCATCGTAGCGCATTACCTTGTCCGTGACGGACATCCGAGGGTCCCAAGAGTGCGCAATGAAGCTGTACACGGGCCCAGAACCTAACCCGACGCCCATCCACTCACCGGCGATCGCGTCGCCCAGCTCATCGCCTAATTGATACCCACGGACAAAAGCCCGCAGAGAGTCGTCCGGCATCGTATTGTTGTTAACACCTAAAGTCGGCAACGGAGGATCCGCGGTAATCGTGTCCCGCCGCACAAACTTGCCATCCTCCCAATTGGGCTGCAAGGAATAGTCAATGCCCGTCAGGTTTCCAATTGAAGAAATAGGAGTAAATTCAATGGTGCGCTCCCACTGCTCAACAGCGTGATAGAGCCAGCCCGCCTGCGCCATCGGCACGGTCACGCTTGATATTGGGTTTACCGAGTTTTCAAAACCTCCAATCGTTGGGCTTTTTGGCGCAAGTTGTTGGAGTGGAATTGGATAAGGAGCGCCGCCTGTCATGGGACAATAAAAGGTCCGTGCCAAGGCACAATTACCGGCGCAGCAATGCCGCGCATCATAAGAACTTGCACGCCAATGTGCGTTCGTAATTGTTGAAGCACTTTTCGTTGTTCCGGCTCTTCTCCAGCTCCTACGTTATAAACATTACCGTGACGAGGATCGTTGCCGTACACTACGTGCGCAATTAGCACACGGCTTTTGCTAACTGTAAAAGGGTCATTAGAGACCATTTCAATTGGATCTGGGTAATTTAACCATCCTTCAGTAAAAGGCACTCCTGTTTTAAGAGTGGCGCTTGCAATTGTGATTCCATCAACGCTGCATTCAAGCCATACCGATTCACCAATGTTTGGAAGCGAAAATTGCCCCGGATCATCAGCATTGTCTTGCTCGCTTCCAACAATAGCTCCAAGGCGCAAATTTCCAGCAATGGGAATTAATTCTCCAGTTTCAATTGATGAAAAATAAGACTCCCCTTGAACACGCATTACTGGAAAAGCTGGGTCTGACGGATAGCCTTCAATAACTTGAAAAGGCAAAAGTTCGCTTGTGCTATAACTTCCGCCGCCAGAACCGCCAGTTTGAGCTTCAATTCTTAACCTTGTTCCAGCGGAACTTCTTTCAAAAGTGTAACCCGTTCCTTTTTGAATAGTTGCTGCTTGTATTGCATTTTTTAATTGTTGCAATTGTGAGGCAAACAGTCTTTGTCCTGATTGAAAATTTGGAAGATCCACGTTAAGATCCCGCTGTTCCGGAATAAAGATTTGCGTTCCACCCTAAAGGTCCAGAAAGCACATATTCGTATGTGTTCATCCACCATTTTCCACTTTGCCGCCCAGAAGCTCCTATATAAAGAAAATTTCGACTTCCTAAATTTGCTGGGCCCGGATAAATTGAAGCGCCTTGAATTAATCCTAATCCATCCAAATTAGGTGGATCAGTTTCAATAATTTCTCGTTTTAATGTTAATTTAGGTTCGTAGTAATCTGTAATTCCTTGTTTCCAAAAATTGTACAAATCATTAACTGCCCAAGAGCTTGTGCCTCCGCCTCCTGTGGCAGTAATTTTTGACGGATCCCAACCTATCACTAAAGGATCGCCGGGATTTGATTTCCAAATTTGCCATTTTTTTAATTCTTCTTTTTGCCAATCTTCATTAAATGCCGAACTGTATCTTATATTTGTTTCAATTGGCTCAGTTGAATTTCCAATTTCTACAGACCAATGATTCTCTCCGGGGCTATCAATAGTTTCTTCATCAACAGTGTAAAGCGGGCCACCATTAGAATCTTGAGTAATTGTGTACCCTTGTAAACCGTCCGCAGTATTAGATTCGGGCGCAAAATCAGAAAACGATTCCCTAAGTTTTCTTGTTGTCGTAACACCATGCGCGTCAACACGTGTTTCAAGTTTTGATAAACAAGCCATATATTTTAAAAAAGAATTGCTCCAGCAGCTTCGTACCCTTTTTGAGTGTTTGTTTTGTCGTATTTATTGTTAAGACTTTTTAAAGCTTCAAGTTGCTGTTGCTGGATTGAAGTTTGTTTTCGAGTTTCGTTTAACTGCAAACTTCCAACATTCATTGCTCCTCCAGCAACAAATCCTCCTCCTCCAACTTTAGCCATTGATGAGACAAATTGCGCAACTCTAGCAACTTTAGGAAGCTCTTGGGCTCCGCCGCCTTCAGGAATAGCAAATTTTTTTAAAGTTTGATCAGTTGTTTTTTGCGAAGCTTTTCCAAGTTCTTCTATGTCTTTTGATACTGTTGAAATTGAACCTCCTAAGCTTTCAGTAAAACGAGGTCCCATTTCAGGTTGAGATAAATTTCCTTGTTTTCCTTTGTTAAAAATTTTAGCAAGAAATCTTACTGGGCCCATAAGATATTCTCCAATTGATTGAAACGCTTTTAACATTAAATTTATTGCGTCAAATAAAACGCCAACAACTCTTCCAAAAAGAGTTAAAATTACTCCAAAAGAAGCTATAGCTGGATTTAAAGTCCCTAAACCAAATGCTGTTAAAGCGTATCCAACAAAGCTTGCTAAATTTACAACAACACTTTTAACAACATTAACTGCTGCAATTAAAGCGTTTATAACTACATTTCCAAGAAACCCAGCAAGATTTGCCCAAAAAGAAGCGTCAGTTAAAATATCTAAAGTTGCTGTTACTAAAGCAGCTATTGTGTTAACTAATGCATTTACCGCTGCTCCAGCAATTTCAAACCATAATTTGTAAATTGCCGGTTTGTTGTCTGAAAAATTTTGGATAAAATTAGATGCTATGTTTCCAATTTGAGTTCCCAAATTTGCAAAATCAAAATTTTGCAATTTTTCAATAACTGGCAAAAATCCGGGAAGAACTCGCGCAGAAAAAGCTACCCAAAAGCCAGTTATTTTTTCTTTTGCAAGAGCTAAAACGCCAGCAAAATAATCTAAAAATCCTGCTGCTTGCTTGTAAACTTGAGCTTGCGTTTGCATTGACGCGGAAATTGCAACAAGCTTTTTTTCGTCAATAGAAAGCATTCTTCGCCCAGCTTTTCCAAAAATTTCCATTGAAAGAGCTGTACGCAAAGCATCGTTTTTTACCCCCGATAAAGCTTGGCGAATTTTCAAAAAATTAGCCATTCCGTCTCCGCTTTCGGCCATTTTTCGCATGTTCAAGCCAAGCAAAGAAAATGCACGCACGCCTTCACCTGTTCCAAACATTGCGCCTTCAGCGAGACGTTTTTGCATTTGTCCGAATGCTTGCCCGGCCTCATCCGCGCCAATGCCAGTTTCTGCAAATGCTGCTCTCAAAACAACAAGCTTGCTTACAGCAAGCCCGCTTTCTTCAGCCATGTTTTGTATGGCTTGTGCTGATTTTGCGGCTCCAACAATAGCCGTTCCCACTGCGCTTAAAGCTTTAGTAGCGCCCGAAACAATGCCAGTAAACGCGTTCCATACTGCGTTTACTACTACCATCCGTGCTGCTAATTGAGCCCAAGCAGAATTGTTTCTTGCAGCTTGACCGGCCATTGTTTGGCCAAGCTTGCCAAAAGCAGTAGTAGCTTGTGCCGCTCCAGCAGCAAAACCAGCAATGTTTAAACCAAGAACTGCTTGAATCATGGAATTTTTTGTTTCTTTTTTGCCCAGTCAGCAAGCTGGCGTTCCATTTTATTTGCTTGGGCGTTTAACGCAACAGAAATTCGGCGTTCAACTGAAGCACTCATTTTTGCGTTAGTGTTGTTTGTTGCCCGAAATCCGTAAAAAATATCAGTGTCAATAATTTGACAACTGCCAGCTAAATTGTGGCGATTAACCCAAGCCGGAATTGCAAGGCCAAATGTTTTTAACATTTGTTTCCAACCACTTGGAATGTATCCTTGCCTTGCAAATAATTCTTTTTCTAAAGCTAAAAACTGCGACCTATTAATGCGAAGTTGATCAACAGGTTTAATTTTTCGCTGGCGTTTATGTTCTGGCTGAATTGAAAGATACCAAGAAAGAGGTTCTCGGTCTTCAAGTTCCAGCATGCTAAAGGTTGAAGGTTTTGTTCCGCTTACGCCGCTTTTTGACATTGCCTTTGCAAGCGTGTTCCATTTTTTTTCCCGAATTTTAGCAAGCCTGCGTTCTTCGTTTTCATTTAACACAGTGATGACGTTTTCCATTGATTGCCGAATCCGAATTTGACCAGCAATTCTTCCTTGGCCCCAATTAATCCGGGAGCCCATCATCATTCCAGTTCCTTGCCCTGAATAAAGCGGCGGCGTGACGTTTAAAATGTTTCGAGCCACACCTCGAAATTGCACGTACATTGCTTTTTTTACCGATCGCTTTGACCCTTCTAAATATTTGGTCAATACTTCATAAAAGCGCGTTTCAGCTTTTTGAAATTGCTGTGTTGTAAAAATTTTCCATTTAGACATCTTCGTCTTCGATGTTATAATTTTTACTTTGCAATCGATTTAATGCGTCTTCAAGGCTGCTTTGAATTTCAGCTTCGTCAACAGGCTTGACGGTCCATTGTCCACTTGCCCACAGCAAGGCATGATAATATTGCATTGCCCTAACAAAAGGCAATTCCCAAAGAATAAAATGCTCTGACCACCCGGTTTCTTTGGCCAGACCAAACACGAAAGCCGCGTCTGAATCTGGCGCAATTAGTTTGGGGGCGCGTCTTTGTCGGAAGAGTTTGGCCGAGGAGCTACCGCAATCATTTGCGCTTTTACCATTTCGCCAATGCGCGTAATTTCATCGCAAAGCTGAGGCAACAAAGGCAAAGAAACAGAAAACATAAAAGCGTCAACTTTTTCTTTGAAACTTCCGTTTCTGACAGACAATATCACTTCTTGAAGAGGCGCGCTTTGCATCCACGCAAAAGCGTGAACTTGCCATTCAATTTCCGATTCTAGAAGTCCTTCAATTTTGCCTTCAAAAATTGTAAGACCCATTTTGCTGGCGTACATTTTGCTGCCGCTTGTCCAAGGACGCAGCGTAAGCGAGCCAATTTGCCGATCACCTTCAATAAAAGCTTCGTTCATATAATTAAGATCTAAGCTCTGCTAAAATTTTTGCTTTTTTTGCTTCCGGGCAATCCGCAGGAATAATTGCCGTTTTGTTGTTTCTTTGAATTAAAACTGCTGGTTTTTGTTTTTTAATCCAATCTCTAATCTTTTTTTCGTTTTCGCGATACGTTTTAAGATAAGCAATTGGATGATTTAAATTTGATTGAATCCAATCTTCGCTCATCCATCTGCGCTTAAACTCTTGAAAATTAATTTTGTCTTTTACGTTTTCAGACAAATCAAATTCAATAGGGCGAGTGTCATCAATTTTCCAAGTGACTTGCCTTTTTTCAGTGCCGTCAGGCATCACCTGCACCGTGTCCAAATATTCTGCCCCTTTAACGCAACTGCCCCCGCACGTCACCCACGCAAGAACCATGTCTGTGTGCGGGGACTGCAATGGGGGCAAATTGTCTTTTATAAATGTAATTTTTTGACCAACAAACATATAAATTTATAAATTTAATTACAGCCTCCAGCAGTTGCTGAAGGAAACACAACTCCGCTGTATTCAAAACTTTCCCAGTCTTCGTTTGACTGCATGTTTTTTACGCTTGTAATAATAACTTGTCCGCCAATTCCTTGCGGAGCAGGGCCTCCGGAAATTCCTAAACTAGCAGGGGCGCTGCCTTTTCCTTTTACTGAAAAATTGTAAGAAGGATCATAATTCATGGCTTCACCAAAACTTCCGTCACTTGTAAGTAAAACTTTGCTTTCAACTTTTACTTCAACATCAACGGATTCAATGTAAGCGCCAGTAACTTTAGTAATTCCAAAAGATGCCATAAATTACTTGTAGTAAATTGCTTCAATTTCAGAAGTTGCAAAATCATCATTTGATTCACTGTATTTTGCGCTAACAACTGCTATTGCGCTTGTTTGCGCACCAGTATCATAATCAACTAATTCAGCAGCTCCTTTGCATTTAATATTTATTTTTCCAGTTCGCAAAGGTTTGTCAATTGCGGCGTAAGTGATTCCATCATCTCCTCGAATTGAAGCAACTTCGCATGTTTCTTCACAAGAAGCTTCTTGAATACATCCATTTGGCGGCGTTGCGTTAAAAGTGTCAGTAATTCCCCAAGCAGGCATAAGCTTTAACAGTTTGAATTGGCTTCGTGGTATCCTAAAACAAATTGTAAATTTGTCTGAAAATGGCGCTCTGCGCGAAAAGAATCAGAACTGCTGTAAACAACTCCAGCAATTGTCGCATAACCTGTTTCTCCGGTCAAATTAGAAATTGCCGCCCCTATTTGTTCCACAAGGTTTCCGTGCGCTTCCGGAGTTGTATCGTCAGCTTGAGAAGTAATTTCTGCCGTAAGCGTTCCTTTGTGTAAAGGGCCACCTACAACTCCTTCACTTTTTATATCTAGCAATACAGCAGGAAGAGTAATCGGAGTGTTTTCATGCTGCCCTCCGATGTAAATTTGCGGAAAATTTCCCCGGAGAATTCCGCAAATTTGTTGAATGAGTTTTAAATCAATCACCGATTTACCTCTTCAAGATGCAATGTAAAAGAAATTGGATCTTCGTCAATTGCAACAATACGACGGTTTTTGCCCCCGGCCACTACTTTTGCTCCAATGACCGGGGCGGGAAATCCGTTTTTTGCAACTTGAATGCTGGCGCTTAAAATGACATCAAAGCCGCCAACCATAATTCGTTGGCTTTGCTTTAGCTCGTTTAAAACGCCAAAATGCTGAACACCGTCTACAGTAAAAGATTGACCCATGACATTAACGGCGGCAGCAAGTCCGCTCTTTGTAATGCCATAGAAGTCAACCCTCACTTGCGTTTATCTTTTGAAGATTCGGTTTTTTCCTGTATAGGTTCCTGTACAGGAAAATTTTTGAACTTTGTCAAAGACAAATACATGTAAAGCTCTGTCCGAGCCGCCCCCGGAGCTTTGTCAAGGGCGGCCCTAGCGGCTTCGCGATCAGGCCCACAGTAGAGAGTTGTAATCTCGCCAGTGGGACTGATTGCAATCGTAAGGTGGTTGCGCGTCATATTAGGCGCTTACAAGCCGCTGACCGCAAACTGCATTGCCTTTAGCAACGCCGTAGATCCAAGCCATGTAGACTTTTGCGCTCAGATTGTCGTAATCCACTTTTTCTACAGCAAGAACCGAAAATCCAGTCCGAGGATCGGTAATGACTTCCGCGTTTGCTGTTGCTGGAGCTGACGGCAAAACTTCACGCGGGTCTGTAGGAACCCGAGTTGCAAGAACTACAGATTCTTGCGTTCCAAAAAAGCCGGTCAAATTTCCAGTAGTCGGAAGATTTGGATACTCAAAAAGATAAGTAAATCCAGCAATATTTGGCAGCAACCCGTCAGCAATTGGGTCAGGGCCTTGATCTTTGTACTGGCGATTGCACAAAGGATCATTCAGCAACGCTGCGTAAACGTCAGGGTTGACAACGCCAAAACGAGGGCCCTGACATCCACGGCTAACAAGAGCTTTTCGAATTGTAACCAACGTGTCGTAACCGGCAGTACTATCAACGGTTTGATTGGTGAAATTTGCGGAAGTGTAAAGCGCGGCAACCGAGTCGATAATTGCATTGCCCATTGCAATAGCAAGAGGCTGCGCAGCTTCGCGAATCAGATTGCGGTCCGTGCTGTTAAGCTCGGTTGCCGTAAACTCGTAGCCAACTTGTTTAAAGCTGCTCAAAGTCACCGGCACATCGGTATCCACTTTGTTTGCGATTCCACTAGGAAAATCGCCAACTGCGGGCACGGCAAGTGTGCGAGAAATAACCGTTTGGTTTAGCTTTGCGTTTGTAGGTTGCAAATCCTTGCTAATCATTTGCAACTGCGGACGTTGCGCGAAAACAAGGGACAAAGCTTCCTGAAGAATCAGGGAGCTACTAAGAGTTCCAAGAGTGTTGGGCATAAGTGGTTAGGTTAGCGATTTTTCAAAAGTTCATCAAAATTGTCTCTGCGGAAAATGGCGCGTGCCATCGGATCTTTAATCTGAGCAAGTTGTTCTTTTGCTGGGAGCTTGTTGGTTACAAGCTCCGAGCTTTGCACTGAGGCAACAGGCGGCACCGCAAGACCCGCAAGAGCCGCAGCTACCTTTTGGTCAACAGTTGCCGATTCGGCCTTCATTGTTTCAATCTGACTTTTCAACAATTCGTTTTGCTCAGTCAATTGAGCCATGATTTGCTGCGCGTCAGTAGCCTGTTTAAAGGCGTTTTCAAAATTTGCTTGAGCCTCTTTGAGTTCAGCAACAAGTACTTGATTTTTTTGCATTTCTGCATCAACTGCTGAAGCAGCTTCAGCCAAGGTTTTAAATTCCTTCATTGCGCACAAATACCATACTTATTTTATTGTGCAATAAAAAAACGCCGAGGATTTTTAGGCCCTCGGCGTTAGCGGTGTTTCAATAGGACTCTCAACCCGTCGCAGGATCTCCCTGCGCACCATTCCGCCCACACTTCGATCAATCACATCGCGTCAATCAACGCCTCGTATGCTTCCCTTTCTGAGGCAATTTCGTCAATCAAATTGTTTTCAAGGGCTCGTTTTGCGTAAAAAGCCTGCCCTCTCATGGCAGTCAACGGAACCTTTCGGTTTCTCAAAACATTTGCTTTGAAATCTTCAAACGCATCTTCAACAAGCTCTTGCATTGAAGCTCGTTGTTCAACCGTAAGGGAGGGGCCATGCCCGGCAGCTTTTAAATCTCCAGCTTGATTGGTAATCGGGTCCCAAACAAGACCTTCTTCTGCCCACATTTTTGTTTTGTCCACCCAAGGGATCAGCGTCCCAATTGATCCCACAATTGCGCTTTGCGTCGCGTAAATAGCGTTTGTTGAGCAGGCTAGATTGTAAGCCGCAGAGCATGCTTCTGCGTCAACGTAAGCTACTTTTGGAGCCGAAATTGCTTGCACGATTTCAACTAGTTCAGAGTTGCCAGTTACCGTTCCTCCGGGACTGTCCACGTGGAACATAAATGCTCGAGCCCCAAACTCGGTTGCTTTTTCTATATCTTTTTGAATATCAAGATAATCTGTGTTTCCGCATGATTTTTCAATCAAGCTCATTCTTCTCCCTAGCACCCCCATAATCCAAATGTGCGCAACCCCGTTTGGATCTACTGTTAACGCCGGTCGAATCGGAAAAAGCATTGCGCTTTCCTTTTCATCCTCATCTTCCCCTTCGTCATCTTTTCGCGGCTTCCAATCGTCGTATTGCTCGCCCATCGCAGCCGCGTCAAATCGTTTTGCCAGCAGGTCAACAATGGACTGGTGACCCGAAGCCGTGATCAGCCAAGGCTTGAAAAATACTTCTTCTCGAATTTTTTGAAAACGCATGGTTACAAGTCGTATTGGCCCGCGTTTTTGCGCCTACGCGGCGGCTTATCCTTTTTCGCGCCTTCGGCTGGAGCCTGCCCCTCGGCAGCGGACGTTGGCGCATCTGAGGAATCCGGAGCTGGCTCTCCTGTGAGATCCGGAGGATTTCCGGTCGCCAACAAAACCCGAAACGAACTTTCGGGCAAATCGTACTTTTTCATGCGTTCGCGGATTGCCAGCTCTTCTGCTGCACGCTCATCAAGGTGCTGCTCAATGTCTCGTCCGCTCTCTGCTAAAATTTCTGTCATTGTCCTTAGGCCAAGCCTGTAGGCTTCACGGGCGTCATTTCCTGCATGCCCAATATCTGTGGTGAGTGTTGGTGGAAAAGAAAACTCCCACTTTAGCATTCCTCCTTGGTCTTTGCCGCGATACGGCGGAATTAAGCCCATCTTGATTGCTTTTGCCACTGCGTAAGAAATTCTGCGTTTTGCCGACACAGCAAGAGTTTGCTGGCGATCTTGAATTGTCCGATTTACCTTTTGGGCAATCAAACGCACGTTTGCCCCGGTTCCTTTCGGCTCCCAATAAAATTCGGGCGGCATCCCAGCGGAAAGCAATGCGTTTCGGATAAGGCGCTCCAACAGCGAATTTGTGCTGTCTGAAGGCATTGTGTTGTTCATTTGCTCAAGCTTTGCGCCTGAACCAGCACGAAAATAGCGAACCATTCCGCCCATTAATTCTTCTGAAAACAGTTGCGGGCTGCATGGGCTTTGGTCTCCGTTTTGCAGCACGTAAGCAGGGTCAGACGGGTCTACCATACCCATGTCGTTGTGCTCAATCAGACCAATCGAAGCGGCAGCTTCAACGGCTTGCTTTACGTACCCTTGCGTTGTCGCCAGATCCTTTAAGTCCATCAATGCAGATGTAAATATTGGAAACCCGCGCACTTGACCGGGAACTTTTGGGTCAAGCAAAAAATCAACAGATCGAGCTGAAATTGTTCGATCAAATTCTTCACTTTCACCAAGAATTGTGTAAGCAACAGGGCGATCTAAATTGTTTTGTATCACCCCGTTGTATTGTTTTAGCCCCCTATACGGTCCGGACGATACAACTTTTTCGCCGTCCCTGCTTCCAATTGCGTGCCACGGGATTTGTTGAAGCTGCGGATAGCCAAGATCAGTTTCGGTAAGAATAGTCGTGGAGTCACCATCGCGATCCAAAGCGACAGAATCCAAATACAGACCGTCTGTAAACGAGATGCCGTTAACATAAGCAACTGGATACCATTGGCCAACGAGCCATTCTGCCGCAATTTTGCCCCATTCTTTGTCTTCCCCAAGAAACCTTGGCGTCCACGCCTTGCCAATGCAAAGCATGCCTTTGTCTTCAATTGCCCCAGCAATGACTCCAAAATTCCAATAAAGTTTGTTTGAAGCAGAAACAATTGTTCTCCATTCGTGAACGGTAACTTCTTTTTGAATCGACCGAATGTGGTTGGGCCAGTAGGGCCGATTGCCCCACCATCCAGCACCAATCAAACGACTGTTTTGCTGCCGTTGGTACTCGGATTGTACCTCTGGCTTTTTGAAAATGCTTGCAAGCTTGCCTAGTATGCTCATTACGCGAACCTTACGGTTGTTCTCGTTACCGGACGACGCACTCCTGACCGTTTATAATTTAACGCTAGTTGGGCAAAAGTAGTGACCTGAGAAGAGTTCATCGTCGAAGGAGGATGGTACTCAAACGATGACCCGTTTACCGAGGCTCGAATCAAGGTTCCGGTTCCAGTAATGGTGCTTTCAAACTGGCCATCCCTCATGGCAACAAGAGCAGCCTCGTCCATCTCAATGAACACTTGCAGCAAAATTGGTCCGGAATCGATCATTTCATTTTGTAAATATCATTTTTTAATAAAAACTCAACCCTTATCCTCATCCGGACTACAAGATGGCAAAATGCCAAATATCATAGCGCATGCAACCTGCATCGCCTCGCAATCCCAAGCATGGTTGTCGTCTCGGAATTTTCGGTATTCTTGCTTTACGGCTTTTGTTGTTGGGTGAACAACATTAATTTTTGCTTCCGAATTGATCTGCCAAAGCCAGTCATCGCATACATCTTTAGGAAAACACCACGTCGGGGTTCCTGTTTCCCTTAGCCTGCTCAACACGTCTTTAACTCCGGTTACCGCCCAGTGAACTGAATTTACCGATCCTCCGCTTGCAGACTGAACTTTTCGCAGGGGTGAAAAAAATTTAGTGATGGAAAGCTTTTTGCCGCTTCTTGGTATGTGAGCAAACCCCGGCTTTCCGCTGCCGTGCAAAGCGACCCATCCAAAACGAGCGCACTCGTCGTAAACTTGCGGTGTGTCATACTGACCATCCTGAAATACGCGCATGTCTTTAACGCCCATGCGAAGCTGAAGCATTCGGATTGATTCTGCTGTAAGAACTTTTCCGTACCACAAAAGCCTTGAAGTTCCATTGGGTCTCCAAGCACGAATGCACACCCAGTAGTGATGCTTTTGCCGGTCAATAGTCATAAACCGATCGGACTCCCCGTCGATTTTTTGCCCGTCAACAAAATCTGCTTTCAGGTAGTCATCGGCAGACAAGGCAACAGCAGGTGCGTCATTTTCGTTTTTCCAAACTTGCGCAAGTCGTTTTTGCTTAAACTGTTTTAACGGAACCAGATTTCCGGTTTTTTTCTGTTCGTTTGCTTTAAGCCACTCAAAAACAAGGTCCGTCCAAGAAACCCACCACACAGAAAGAGCCGTCCATTTAAAACTTACGTTTCCAGAAATGTGAGGGTTTTCTTCAGATTTGTAAGATCCAGCCGAAGATAACGCTCGCCGCCCCTGCGTTGTGTCAAGCGTTGGGTAGCTGCAATGCGGGCACTCGTGTCTAACTGTTTTGCCAATCTCCGCCCAATCGTATTCTCCGTTTTCTAAAGTCTTCTCATCATACTTGATCGAAGTCCAAAGCATTTTGTGCCACTGCCCACACGAAGGACACGTGGTTCCAAATTCGTGCATCTCCCCCGCTTCGTAGTGATCGTTCATTTCGCAACCCGAATCCCAGCCTTGGGAAACCAAAATCGTTTTACGGTTCCACCGATCGTGGTGGCGCTTTTTCATTTCCTCAATCATCCCCGGCTTCCATTGCCACGTCTCATCCCCATAGCAGTATCGCATGCTTTTTTCCTGCAAGGACGACATGTTTGCCCCCACAATAAAAAGAGGCATGTGCGGAAACAAAATTGAAGTTTTTCGTTTTTGATGCCTGTCTTCTGGATACAATTTTCGCACAGGCTCGCAAGCTTCCAGCATTGGCAGCAAACGGCTTTCGCACCATTCCTTGGCCATGTCGTCGTTTTGCCCAGCCACAATCATAGGCCCTGGCTGTTGCGCAATTACGTAGGGTATTAGTAATTCTAAAAACGTCGTCTTTGCGCCGCCGGTTGGCGCAGCAATGCAAATTTGCTTCACCCGATCATTGGCAAAAGCTTCTAAAGGCGCATTCAGCCAAGGAGCCATTGTTAGCTCAAAGTGCGTGCTTCGAGCCGAGTGTGGGATCCGCACGTTTTCTGAAAGCCAATCGTGAATTGTTCCAGAGTACCGCAATTGAATGCCCGCAGTTAAGCCGGTGAATAAATTTTTCATTCAGCCTCCTCTGTTGCTTTTTCGACGGATTCCTTAAACGATTTTAGCAAGGCATCCATTCTGGCTCCCAGTTTTTCCCGTATAACAACTTCGTCAGCCCCGGCTAACTGTCCTGGCATATCGTTCATTAGCGAAGCAACTTCCGCACTTAATAAAGAAGCTGCTCGAATTGCGTTTTCATGCACGACCGCTCGATCAATTGAAATGCCTTTTTCTTTAGCAATCTGCAAATCTAAGAGCTGGTTCTTCTTGATGATGTTAAGCCGCTTCGCCTCAGGCTCAGTAACGCCCGTCTCTGCATTTCCAGAGTGCTCTTCATCTACGTGATTGCCGTCACGCAAAAATGAAATGTAGTTTCGCACCGACGCACACAAATCGTAAAGTCCGCGTTGCGCTCGGACGACAACTCCGTCGCCACTCAGCACTGAAATTCTAGGCTGAGATAATTGGAGCACGTTCATCAATAACGTGCCGGGAACTAAAAATGTCTGTTGGTCTCTAACGGTTCCTTTTCGTGCCATAATATAACAATTCGCATTATTGCAAACCACCACTCATAGGTCAAGCAAACGGGACCCACCCAC